TAAAATTTTCTTTGTCTCTGGCCCAGCGGGTTCCAGTAAGACTTATATGTCTTTATATGGGTGCTTACGTCTCTTAGCCGAGGATGTGGGAAAAGAGTTGTTATATGTAAGAAGTATAGCAGAGAGTGCGGATAAAGGGCTGGGAAGCTTACCAGGAGATATAACAGACAAGTTTGATCCATTTTTGATGCCTTTGTATGATAAGTTAAATGAAATAATTTTTGAGGGCGATACTGCATTCCTAAAACAAGAAGGCCGAATATCTGCGGTCCCTATAAACTTTCTGAGAGGGGCTAACTGGAATCAAAAGCTGATTGTAGCAGATGAAGCACAGAACTTTACTTTCAAAGAGTTAACCACATTGATTACACGTATTGGTGAAGATAGCAAGTTGATTATTTGTGGAGATTTTATGCAGAGTGATATTAATGGCAAGACTGGTTTTGGAGAAATGTTTGATCTATTTGCTGATGATGATTCAGTCAACAACGGCATACATTCATTTAAGTTTAACAAATCAGATATTGTTCGTAGTAAAATTTTAAAGTTTATTATATCTAAACTAGAAACTTACAAAAAAGTGTAAATTATATGTATAACAAGATTACACAGTCAACGCGAAAGCGGCGAACAGCTTAACTTAGGACTTAACGGTCTTGTTTTAATTGAAAAAAGTTAATTAAAATCTATAAATATATAGTGATGAACCATTTATATTGTCATAGTTGCGGTTACAAGATGACTTACAGTCACGCGAAACCTAATTTTTGCACCAAATGTGGTCAACAGTTAAATAAAAGTGTTTCTGTGAACACTGCTGGTGAACAATCCACAGTTCAAAAGTCTGTGGTTTTATCAGACAACGAGACAGATGCGGAATCTGTTCCTCAAATTGACAGATTACAAGTAGAAATAGATGCAAAAAACAACTCTATGACTTTTGGTTCATTGATTGGCGAGAAAGAAGCCGATAAAACAGAGACAAGAAGTAGATCTCGCACAATTGATGAATTTATTGATGAAAAGAAAAAAGAAAGGTGAGTATACCTATGAAGATTTTTCTGACATCATAGACGCAGCTGTAAAAAAGCAGCAGTTTAAATGGAGGTTAAACGCTGTCAAGTGGTTCGACTTTGAAGATGTAGAACAAATCATAAAACTACACATATCTAAGAAATGGCACATGTGGGATCAAGAGCGTCCTTTGGAGCCTTGGATTGGTAGAATTATATCTAATCAGTTACGCAACCTGATAAGGAATCACTATGGCAACTATGTGAAACCATGTGCGAACTGTAAATTTGCTTTAGGAGAGGGTTGCTCGCTTACGAGAACAGAGAAGCAAGATTCAACATGCACACTCTACGCAAAGTGGGAAAAAAGCAAGAAGTCTGGGTTAGAACTTAAAACGCCCTTATCAACAGAAGATTTTATTCAAGAGGTAGAAGGTCGCGAATATGAAGGGTTTGATTTTGAATCGTCATTAAAAAAGTTAGATATTCACATGGAGATCAAGTTGTCTGACACACACTACACGGCTTACAGGATGTTATACTTTGAGGAGAAAACTGAGGAGGATGTGGCTCGGTTTATGGGTTATAAATTATCTCCACAAAAAAAGAAGCTTGGTTATAGACAAGTAAAGAATCTAAAGAAGAAGTTCTTACAAGCAGCCATAGAAATACTAAAAGAACAAGATATTATAAGTGATGGAGCTAACGAGTGAACAGAAAGATTTTCTAAGAGACAACGCTCGTAAAATTCAAGATTTGATTGAGCTTACGAGAAAATGTTTTGATGATGAAACATTAGACGGAAGATCTAAGCAGGGGCGAGCTGTGAGAAAATTTCTAGTTGAGAACGCCATAGATTATAAGACTACGTGTAGACAACCAGCAGAGGTAATTGAGTTTAATGAACAACAAGAAGAGTTCATTCTTAAGCAAGCAGAGGACGGTTTGTCTTCTTTACAGATCGCGCAGATAGTTTTTCCAGATAAGTCTGTTAGACCACTCAGTGCGGAGCAGAGGGCCGTCTTAGCTAAGATAAGAGAGGTTAACCCTGACATCTTGCCATCTCAAGATAGTGGTGCATTGCATTCATACATTTCACCGAAGTCTCCGTCACGCATCATCAAAAAAATCAATGATGCTACAGGTTTAGGTCTTGAAGAGGCTAGGCTCAACAGACAGAAGCAGGTTTGTGTAGAAAAACTCGGCACTAATCTTTCCAACTCAAGATTTTTGAAAATCATTAACAATTATCTCAATGAAGAGGATCGAGTATTGTTTGAACATGAATTTATACGTTTGACTTGGGACAAGCCTGATTTGACGGCTGATGAAATTAATTTGTATTTAAATGTTTGTAAGGAGGTAATTAACCTTGAAGTTATTAGCGCCCACTTAAACAAACTTAATAGTATGTTTGACGAAGCTGATGAACAACAGGAGATGTCTATACGGTTAGCAGAAATTATCAAGACAAAGAGTTCTGAGTATCATCAGTGTGAAACTAGGATAGAAAACCTCACTAAAAAGTTACAAGGTGATCGGGGTGAGAGGATGAAGAAGATGCAGAAAGAGAATGCATCTATCTTATCTGTTGTTCAGTTATTTCAAGAAGAGGAAGAGAGAGTTAACATGGTTCGCATCGCAGAAATGCAGAAAGCAGCGGTAAAGACGGAGGCAGAGCGATTAGAGGGTATGGCTGAGTGGAAGGCTAGAGTTTTAGGTATTGGTCAAGAAGATGTCTTATAGTTGTAAAGAATGTGGCGAGTCTTTTGATTCTCTTAGAAGTTTACATGCTCACATCAAGAAGCATGGTAAATACGTAGGAGACTACTATGTGGAGCATTATAAAAGAAAAGATAAACTCACAGGAGATCTGATCCCATTTAAAAAATACGATCAGTATTTCGCTACTGACTTCATCAACAAGCGGAACATGAAGAAGTGGTGCGTTACCGCACCCCGTGAAGAGGTAAAAGAATTTATAATAAAAAAGTTTAAAGAAAAAATACAAGCCAAGGGCATGTCGGGTGGTCCTCCCTCGCTTTACCTACAAACTTCCAAGTTACCCGATCTAGACATCTACAAAGAGGTTTTCGGCAGCTACCGCGAAGCTTGCTCTCAAGTTGGTATGTTGCCTATGCTCGGCAAGCAACTACCAAGTAATTTTTATGACGATTACTCACAAACGCCCATTTTAATTGATACTAGAGAGCAGAAGCCTCTTCACTTCGATAACAGTGAGCTTTTAAAATTAGATGTAGGTGATTACGGAGTTGGAGGTAATTTATATGACTATACATTCGTGGATAGGAAATCTTACCAGGATTTTTGTGCAACGATCACAAATGGATATAATAGATTTGTCAAAGAGTTAGATAGGTGCAGGTCCATAGGTTGCTACTTATTTATTGTAGTAGAAACAGCTTTTGACGATATGTGGGGTGAGAATCAAAGAGGCTACAAAAAATTTAATTTAGAATATGTGTTTCATAGAATGCGTGAAATACAAGCAGAGTATACAGACTGCTCACAAATTGTATTCAGTGGGTCTAGACAGAAGAGTGAAGAGTTAATTCCTAAAATTCTTGTTTTAGGTAAAAACCTTTGGGAAGTGGACGTTCAATACTTCTGGAATCAACAACTAAAGAAAGATGGCTTGGCAAGAAGGCAAACAAAAACTAAACCGAGAGTTCAAGGATATAAATCAGCTAATTCTAGAAAAAGAGGGATATTTAGAAGACACTGAAGCTAAGATATTGCTTTACAAGTTTCTAAGAGAAAACCCATCGTTTGCTTGTGAATTACTGACTGGTGTAAAGTTATTCCCTTTCCAACACATGGCTATCAAGGCCATGATGGAGTCTGACTACTTTTTGGGCATATGGAGTCGGGGGATGTCTAAAAGCTTCTCTACGGGCATTTTCGCGCTATTAGACGCTATTCTTAATCAGGGTGTGCAGATAGGTATTTTGTCTAAGTCTTTCAGGCAATCTAAAATGATCTTCAAGAAGATAGAGGATATATCTAAAAGCCCCAAGGCTACATTCTTCTCTCAGTGCATCACTAGGGTTTCTAAGATGAATGATGAGTGGATCATGGAGATAGGTCAAAGTAGTATTAGAGCTTTGCCATTAGGTGATGGTGAGAAGCTTAGGGGATTCAGATTCCAAAGAATGATTATTGATGAGTTGTTATTGATGCCTGAGAAAATATACAACGAGGTTATCATACCTTTCTTGTCTGTGGTGGAAAACCCGACTGAGCGCCAAGAGATATATGATCTTGAAACTCAGATGATTGAGAGAGGTGAAATGAAAGAAGAGGAGCGCAAAATTTGGCCTAACAACAAAATCATTGGTTTATCATCAGCATCATACAAATTTGAGTATCTTTACAAGATATACCAACAATATGAAAACCTTATATTGAATGAGAACAAGCAAGACGGCGCACATAGGACTATTATGCATTTCAGCTATGACTGTGCTCCTGAGCAGCTATATGATCAAAACTTAATTAGTCAATCAAAGGCTACAATGAGCGAGTCTCAATTTGAGCGTGAGTTTGGCGCTATATTCACTGATGACAGCTCTGGATACTTCAAAGTGAGTAAGATGGCAGAATGCACGTTGCAAGACGGTGAGGGACAATCTGTGGAGGTTGTGGGTAATCACAATGACGAATACATTCTAGCTTTTGACCCCTCTTGGTCAGAAAGCGAGAGTTCCGATGATTTTGCCATGCTACTTATAAAGTTAAACAAAGACACTAGAAAAGGAACAGTTGTTCATAGCTACGCTTTATCTGGTGCTAGTTTAAAAACACATATTAAATATATGGCTTATGTCCTGACACACTTTAATGTTGTAGCGGTTGTCGGTGACTACAATGGTGGTGTCCAATTTATCAACTCTTGCAACGAGAGCACCATATTCAAAGATAAGAACTTAAAGCTTGGGGTTATAGAGGCTGAATTAGATAAAGCCAAAGACTATGATAAAAATCTACGTAGATTAAAAAATCAATATAACCTATCACAAAAGAACATTGTGTTTCTTAGAAAGCCTACATCAGCATGGATTAGGTTTGCTAACGAATCTTTACAATCAGCGTTTGATCATAAAAAGATATTCTTTGCTGGGGCAGCTATGAATGATGATTACAACATTCAGCGAAAATCTAGAGTCCCCATAAAAGAATTAAAGTTTATTAGGAATGACCCTAATGAAAATGGTGGCGTAGGGGCTAGGATGATTGATTTTGTGGAGCACCAAAAAGACATGATGGATTTAATTAAGGTTCAGTGTGCGCTCATACAGATAACAACATCTGCACAAGGCACACAGAGTTTTGATCTACCAACTAGCCTAAGAAAACAAAGTGGGGCAGATAAAGCTAGAAAAGACTCATACTCAGCCTTGGTCTTGGGTAATTGGTTCATGAATGTTTATTACGATATGAACTCTGACAATATCACTGATGTGCAGACTTCATTTACGCCAATGTTTATTTCTTAACTTTTGAAAGTTGAAAGTTAACTTTGGGGTGTAATATAAATTACATCCTATGTCTAAGAGAAAATATACTAAGCGGTCGGATTATTGGAAGAAGTTTAACAGTAATGAACATCCCTCTAGACCTACTGAGGATAAATTTGAGCCAGAGTTTTTAGGGGAGCCATTCTATACATCTGACGCTTCGTATCAGGATGTTTCAAAGGCTAGAAAGTCTCAGACTGGTAATAGTTTCACAGGTTCTAGAAATAACAGGATATCACAAAAAAATCCAATAGATAGATTTAGAAGCATTGCTATTGGTATGCTACCTTATGAGTATGCAGCTGATGGTGTAACAGCTAGAGATGCTATTGAGCTTTGTCAAAAAGCATACGCTAATGTGGCTGTATTTCGTAATGCTATTGATATTATGTCTGAGTTTACGAACACAGATATTTATCTAGAGGGTGGGACAAGAAAAAGCCGAGAGTTTTTTGAGGAGTGGTTTAAACGTGTTAATATCATAGGATTAAAAGATCAATACTTTAGGGAGTATTACAGAAGCGGTAATGTATTCTTATATAGAATAGACGGCAGGTTTAAGGCTGAAGATTACGCTAGGTTAATTAATCAGGTTGGTTCTATTGATGCTGGGCCTAATCAAATACCTTTGCGTTACATTCTTTTAAATCCATATGATGTTGTAGCGAAAAGAGCTACGACTTTTACTTATAGCGGTGCTTATCAAAAGATTTTATCTGATTACGAGTTAGCTCGTTTAGCCAACCCAATAACAGAGGAGGATCAAGCTATATTTGACGCTTTAGATCCAGAGGTGCAAAAAGACATTGTTGATAGATCTTATTCTCACAAAGGCATAAGTATAGACTTGGACCCTAAAAGATTATCATACTCTTTTTACAAAAAACAAGATTACGAGCCATTTGCCATACCTTTTGGCTTCCCAGTGTTAGAAGACATAAATGCAAAGCTTGAGCTAAAGAAGATGGATCAAGCTATTACAAGAACCGTAGAGAATGTTATTCTTCTGATAACAATGGGGGCTGATCCAGAGAAAGGTGGCATCAACCCCAACAATATGTTGGCCATGCAAAACTTATTTAAGAATGAGAGTGTCGGTCGTGTCTTAGTATCAGATTATACAACTAAAGCTGAGTTTATTATACCAGAACTAAATCTAGTTTTAGGGCCAGCCAAGTATGAAATCTTGAATGAAGATATCCGTCAAGGTTTGCAGAACATTGTAGTTGGAGAAGAAAAGTTTAACTCTACACAAGTTAAAGCACAGATATTTATTGATCGTTTACAAGAATCGAGACATGGCTTCTTAAATGACTTTTTGAATAAAGAAATCAAAAGGATAGCTAAGAACCTTGGATTTAGATCTTGGCCGCAAGCTAGAATGAAAGATATAGATATGAGAGATGAGGTGCAACTGATGAGGGCATCTACAAGACTTATGGAGCTTGGTATTATTACTCCTAAGCAGGGTATGGAAATGTTCCATAATGGCAAGTTCCCAGAGCCAGATCAGCTCAAGCCAGAACAGCAAGACTTCTTAGAGGACAGAGAAAAAGGTTACTATAATCCAATTGTAGGTGGTGTTCCCGTATACTCTCCTGACAAGAAGGCAACTGGTCCTAGAAAACAAGCTGGTAGACCAGAGGGGACTACA